CAGTGCCATCCTCAACCACATAGCGGACCACATTAGCATCGACCACACCAGCATTGGCAAAGGTCTGGTAGCCACTCTCAGCAGCGCCAAGCGTGATTGTGCCAGTGCCAGTTGTAGCTGTGGCGACCTTGGCCCTGTTTACAAGAGTGACCATAGTTTGGCTCCTTATGCGATGCGGAGAATCGCGTTTGACGCATCAGCGGTGGGAAACTGAATAGTAAAATCCCCATCGGTCGATGTTTTATCTGAGCCAAAATCTAGGATCGCAACTGCGCGATTAGCCTTTGACGAGTTGTATATCATCGCTCCGCGAGCAGTAATTGTAGATGACACCCAAGTTGTGTTGTCAAAATCTACGATCGCTGTCGTACCGTCTGCACTAATAACAGCGCCAGTGAGAGCGTTGCCCCCGGCGGTGTACCCTGTACCCGTCGCCTCATTAGTAGTGCTATAGGCAGTAGTAGCCGCGTTTATAGTGGCCGCGCTTGTAAACAAAGCGATATAAAGTGTATCTGTGTCGAGGTCTTGCACACCGCCGATAAGTTCGGTCTTGAAACTGGTGCACATTGCTTGTGTAATAGCCATCTTGGGGCTCCTTAGCTTACTGGGATTCGGAACTGGCCCGAACGATATGTGTCTTCGCGGAGTTTACCATCCCCGAGACCTTTTAACAACGTAATAGCCTGTAAGTACAACTTCTCGTACGCAGCTACCAAATCAGGTTCCCCCTTCATAAAGCGGATAGCTTCAATCAGCGCACCGTTGAGTAGGGCAGAATCAAACTCGTCCCCAAGCCATGTAGTGTTGGCAGTGACGATTGATTCAGGATAATACCCGTAGTGTAGCTCCGAGCTGTACGAAGAATCTGGAGCAGGGCCGACAATAAATGTATCGTCGTCAAAATATGCGTAGTGTTTTGGCGACCCGGTGTCTGCTGGGTTTGGGTACGCCTCTCGCATGAAGTTCACGTCCTTGTTTAACAAGAAGTTGTACACGCCAGAAGCATTTATTACCGCTAAAGAGTAGGAATACAGAAAGTCTGTAGGGGTCTGTAGGTATGTGTTGCCCGCCGTGAGAGTCCCTGTGACATTCTTTCGTAGCGCAGGAATCTGCACTGTGTTGTAAATCTTCTGTTCAGCCTGTTGTGTGAACATAGCGAGCTGTCCATCCGTGAAGGTCATTTCACAGATGTCTTGAATATTAGTTTTCAGCCCGGCGTAATCCATAGCTTACCCCATAGGTCCACGAGCCATGGTGCCCTTAGTAGCGCACCCTGTACCTCGGATTTTGACGCCCGTGGTTTTTACACCATCCATGCTGGGCTTCGGGGCGTGACCACAGGGCTGTACTCCCTTGTCCTTGATAACCTTGGGCTCTTTCATGTCGAAAACGTTCATCGGGATGCTCCTATGATGTAGTTACTGTAACGTGGCCTATTTGTCCAGCACCTGCTAAGGTGTTAGGTGTAAGCCCAAACGGGTCTTTGCCTCCACCCACAGGGTTCCAACCCCACTGTAGGTTGAGACTACTATAGTCTCCAGAAGCAACGATACTCGTATCAATGCGCGGGTTGCGGATCGCTTGTGGGTCATTAACAGGGAACTCACCCAGTTTCAGTTGTGGGTGATCTGGACTCCAACACTCGCGGCAGGCTTTGACGTTTGTATCCCGGCCCTTAACAAAAAGACTGCGTAGCTCCCGTAACTTGTACTGGAACCCGCACACATCGCATAGAGCGAGTGCTTTCTGAGAAGAGGCAAACCGGTTGGCCATTAGGCAATCCTACCGATCCGCGGCACAAACCGCGCGGAGGTTTTCTCTCTATCCTCACCTGCAGCCATGTCGAACTGTTCGTCGTACACGGCTTTAAGCATCGGGATACGTTGTACCAGTTCGGGAACTTTCATGGCGATATGGTACGCCAAACCCGCCACAAGACAGGGGAAGAACCGGAAGTTCATATCCGAAGTCTGAACACCACTACCGGCATCCTCAATACGTCGCATACGCCAGTAATACAGCACGTAGCTGTCGTTGTTGGGTACGGGCCACACGTTCACTTTCGGGGCGTCGCGTAGGCGCTCTATGTAGAGCTGAATTGGACGTCCTTCTGTTAACTTGTTTGGTATAGACGCGTACGTACTTACACTGATCCGGCTTATGGTAAGGTCGGATTGTGTGTTTGAGTCACCACTGTTGGTGCGTATTTGGTGTTCCAGCAGATCAATGGTATCCGCTGGTAAAGTGTACTGTGACGTACCTTTTACTAGGTTTATTGTACCAGAATCAATGGTCCACATGTTAATGCCACGGTTCTGCCACTCGATTGTCATCAAATTCATGGAACGTCGGGCAGTACGCAGGTCGTAGCCAGAACGCATCTCGCGGCCAGCACGTTCCCATGCTTCCTCCGCGATCTCGGTAAAGTCCATATTGAACGCTGTGCTACCCGATGTTGTCATTTCTTAGTCTTCCGTTTTACAGGGGCTACGCATTAACGCATCTTGCAGGCTTTGCCGCCACGAGCCATGCCGTAACCACGTACTTTTCCGCCCGCTTTATAGCCAGACTTAGCCATGCCGCCATTCATCATCTTCTTGACGCCACCGCCTTTTTTCATCTTAGCCATGCCGCCACTCATCATCTTCTTCTTGACGCCGCCGCCTTTTTTCATCATAGGCATATCACCCGAGAGGCGTTTAATTTCCTCCTCGCCGTAATTCTCTTCCGGGTCAACACCCCGAGTAGAGTCCTGCCCCGACGGAGAAGCGCCAATAGTTTTAGGGCGTGCGCGAGGGCGCATGGACTTTTTAGGTGCGCCGCTCATCATCTTCGCCATGTCTTCATCCATATCTTCGGGGCGACGCTTAGGGCGCATGGACTTTTTAGGTGCGCCGCTCATCATCTTCGCCATGTCTTTTTCCATCATCAGTCTATCCTATCCAAGGTTAACAATTCCATTTCCGCAAACTTTTGTTGATCCGGCTGTCAGGATCATTCGCGGTCTTGGAACTTGTGTTGCTTTTCTTCATGCCCTGCATACGGGCACAGAACGATTTACGGCGGTTCGCGGCTTTCGAGCCTGCCTTGAGCTTACTAGGCTTCGTGGTAACAGCAGTCTTTAACTTGCTACCCGGGTTAGCCTTACGATAGCTAGACACGCCTTTTGCATTAAGTCCGCCGGACTCACTTTTGCCTTCTTTGCGAGTCCAAGCAGGCGACTTTTTAACCGAGCCGCCTGATTTGTAGTAACACCGCATAGTGCACCTCTAGCTATAGAATACTGTCATGGCGCTGATATTAGTCATTACCGTGATAAGCACGTCATTCGGACACCGGATACCCCAATCAGGGATGTTAACGGAGTGGGAATCTGAAGGTAGGAAGTCAAGATCGAGCACGGTACGTCCGCCAGAACCATCAGTAATGGTAAGGCGACCTGCGCCGCCCGCGGTGGTGAGTACCTGAACCTGCCGGATACGAGCTGGACCCACACCCAAAGATGCTGCCGTGGTAACTCGTTTCGACTGTACGTCTGAATTTGGCATAAGTTAGTCCTCCTTCTTAGCGGAGGGCTTCTTTACCGCAGGTTTAACCGGGGCTTGTTTCGTGCTGCGGCGCGCAATTTCTTCTGCGGAGGCGGGTTTGAATCTGCTCATAGCCTAACTCCTTATGCAGCTGCGATTGTAGCGCCAGTATCAGAACGCTTCCAGTCAGTACCGTTGGAAAACGCTAAGATAGATGCGCCTGCTGCACCGTTCGACACGTATACAATTGTACCTGCACCTGCATCGGAAGCCGACGGAGCGTTTGCGACTGTGAATGTAGGAACCGTAATGTCACCAACAAAACCGTTGGTAGAGGTCACTGGGCCCGAAAATGTAGTATTCGCCATGGATATGTCCTCACATGCGAGTTAAGTGAATCTGTCTGCATGTCGTCAGTCGGGTCTGTCAGATTCACCGGGAAGTCCCGATAGCGTTAATCTACCACCGCATAACGTAGCAAGTCAACGCAAAGAAAAAGGGGCCACCGAAGCAGCCCCTCTCAATATAACTCTCTCCGTTAGCAGAGCGCTTACGCGCCGGGAGAGCCATAGATGCCCAGCGGGTCAGACACACCAAACGAGTAACGCTCACGGGCTTTGTAGCGGCTGTTGCCGGTATCAAAGTCAGCGTCCATCGAAGTGGACATCGCGCTACGTGTAAAGTGCTTCAGACCGTTTGGAATGTCAGTCGTCAGGAACCATGCGTTATTATCTGTGAGATAATGGTTGATGGCGTAGCCTTCCGGGATCGAACCGTTAGAACGCAGCGCGTTCAGATCGTTGTCTGCTGTACCTACGCGACCCTCAGTTTCCAACAGGCGTGTAGCAACGAATTGCAACGCTGGTGGAATAATGAGTTTGCGCGGTTTGGCGGCGATCAGAAGCTCACGTTCGTCTGTCCATGCTGCGATACCGATAACAGCTGCTTCCAAGGAAGTTTCGTTAAGGTCAGCCGCAACAGTCGGACGGTTTGAGTTTGTACCCCCAGAAACAAGTGGGTGATCCGTAGCACAAAGGTTCTTGCCGTCACCGTATGTGGAACCCGAGAAGGCACCATTCATGATCGCAGCGGCTTTGACCTGCTTTGTGTACGCCATGGCACGAGCCAGTGCTTTGGTATAACGAGACGACAGGGAGTCATACAAGTTATCTTCAATAGCTTCCTCAGTGATTGAGAAACCCATTGCCACTGTTTCGTGTGTGTAGCGGGCGGACCATGCTTCTTGAGCATTGTCATACTCAATAGCGGCACCTTCGCCTTTGACAGGTGCGGCCGAGAAGCCAGAAAGTTTTGTTTCTTCCTCAAAGGAGCGATCCGATGATTCAGTTTCAAAAATTTCTTTGTGCTCTTCGCCGTACTTAGCATATTCGAGACCGAACAATGCGTTCAGACCCGGAAGCAACTCTTTGAGTAGCTGGGCGCGTGAAATAGCCATGTGTTAGCCTCCTTATACGCCAGTCGTGTTGCTATACTGGTGGCCTGCGTTCCATTTAACGTAGGCCTCAGTGTAACCACCCGAGCTGTTTTTGGTTTCCTCTACGAGACCGACAATGCGGAAAGGTAGAGTGTTTGTAGTCGCAGACGTGTCGGAGATTGCGCAGCGGGAGTTACCCGCAGCAGAGTCACCTGTGTTGTCTACGCCAGCGACGTTTGCACCGATGTCTGTCTGAGCCAAGTCACCGATTGTTGTACCCGAGGATACAACGGCAACTTTGAACAACAGTTCAGTTGCGTCTGCTACATAGGCGACCATGTCGCTTGCAACAATGTTCGCTGGAAGCGATTGGCTGTACAATTCATAACCCAAACTTGGATCAGTGTATCTGCAGCCCATGAAGACACCGACAGGTGTCATTGCGGCGTCGAACGTGTCACGTTCAACAGTACCACCGGTGACAATTTTTACAGCGTCGCCAAAAAAGATTGCGGTATTGTAACCACTTGCAACCTTCATTTGACGATACACACCACCCACGAAGGGCGTGCCGCTCAATAGTTTCACCGGAACCAGACCATAAGGTCCGCTAACCGTAGGATAAGCCATTTTAAGCTCCTATTAAGTTCCGTTACCAAAACTGACCCGCGTCTTCCGTTCGTTGAACAGAGGCATACGAGGGTCATTTTCTCTCATAAGGTTGTTGTCGACGGAGTTCATTTGCGCCTTGGCTTGTCCCGAGTAGTACTCGTT